GACCGTCCGCCTGTCCTTCAACCACCCAGTGAAGGAGCTGGTGTGGTGCTACCAGAACACCACCTCCACTGCTTACAACAGCATGTGGAACTTCACCGGCGGTTACGCATCCAACGTGAACGTGACCTGCGCCCCATCCCCCCTCTTCGCCCCAGGTGCTCTGCCCCACGACATCGGCTGCCCACGCATCTACTCCAACGCCTTCTGCTTCGCCGCTGCTTCCCAGGGCACCCCAGGTGGTCTGACCTCCAACGTCGGCTGGATGGAGGAGTCCACCAGCAACGTCACCCTGGCTGTGGAGGTGGGTCCCCTGTACAACTTCAAGCTGGTGCTGAACGGTCAGGACCGCTTCAAGGAGCAGACCGGCAAGTACTTCAACCAGTACCAGCCATTCCTGTACCACACCGGCACCCCCTACCCCGGCATCTACGTGTACTCCTTCGCTCTGCAGCCCGAGGAGCACCAGCCAACCGGCACCTGCAACTTCTCTCGTATTGACAACGCCCAGGTGGCTATCAACATGAAGAGCGGCTACGTCTGCCCCCTGCAGAAGATGTTCGCCATCAACTACAACATCCTGCGCATCCAGTCTGGCATGGGTGGCCTTGCCTTCTCCAATTAAACGGGCAAAGCACAGTGTGCTTTGGACTCAATTTTGTATTAAAATTAAAAAAGGGCGCAAGCCCGGACTTCGGTCCCAAGAACGATCAAGGTTCCTGGAATCGAAAGAAACTCTAAAGACTTAATAAGTATGGCAGGCGGTATATTTCCCGGTCGCCCTTTTCGTTTTAACATAAAGTGCGTCATATTCACAGCCGTGCTTGCGGCAGGATACTGGTACCTCCCACCCAAAAATCCGTGGGTCCTTGCGTTTTTAATTTGGTTCCCATATATCGCGCTCGCGTGGTATGACTGGACCTACAATTGCCAGGATAAACTGCAGCCAACCATAGTCCCATTCGGGCGGTACGTTTGGCTGCCTTTCAAACCCCCTGGTTACAAGGAGGAATTTAATGAGCTTCCTCAAGATAAAATTGAAGCTATGAATAATATCGATCACATTGCGGGATGGACTCTCGTAGCCGCTCTTATTACCTGGAAATTAGTTTCCAAGTTCCGTTAAGTGCCGCAAATTCCTCCTCGATGACATATGAACAAACGTCTGGATTGAAGTTTGGGCTACAGCAAAAGACGTCCAAGTAGATTCTGTTTTGCTCGGGGTACGTATGAGCGCTAAAGTGACTCTCGGAAAGTACGAGAACCCCCGTTGCGCCGTGAGGCTCAAATTGGTGAAAAGCTCGGGACACAACTGTGAACCCGCACCTTTCAGCGATTCGAATCATGATTCTCTCGAGATGATCTGCTCGAGAAACCCAGACACCGTTTATGTGTCCTATGAGGTGCAAAAAACTAGTTTTTTGCTCGAAGGACATGTTTATTCAACTACTTTTGTTTTTAATACTTTGACGAGAACACACCCTGCCACCCTGCAATGAGCAAAAACACGAAAGCGATAAGGTACATAAGACCAAAATAGTTCTGATATTGAGTCTTCATATTGGTCCGAGCCTGGGCGAAATTGGTAGCAGCCAGAGCAATAATTAGCATCAGTAAGATGACCATGAAACCTGTGTCAACTGCTGACATTTATAATGTACAGACATAAAAATGGAGGGTCTGACAGGTCCTGCACTCGTCAAGGCGGTGTCTGCCTCGATGCCCGGTTCGAACGTATCGAGTATACTTGATAGAACAAATGAAATACTGAATGATCGTGTATTCAAGACCCTTAAGTATGACACATATGATACAGTGCTTCACCTGATTGAATATCTTTTAACATATGACCTGTCTGAGGAGAATATGATGAAGATTTTGTGTATGGTAATGGACGACACATCTTTTCCTGAAGAGCTGCGAAAAGGCGTTTTAAAATTCACACACTCTGAGCTTTTGAATTCTGTTTCAAAATTCCTAAAGAAGAAGACCAAGGTGTCTTGGTTCAAGAGGGTACTATGCTGTTCCAATAAAATATGAGGAAGATACCTGCGACGACGAGGGTCAATGAGTTGACAATTGCGACCGAGTTCTTACGGGTATCTCCTTCCAGCATGGGCTGGACACCCATGACAATCAGTAACATGGCAATCAGGATGAGGATGGAATCTCCCAGCATTTATTAGATAAGGATATTTTTTTTAATATTTAAATGGAATTTGCATACATTGACCCAACACATGCCCTATTGGAACTCACCAGAGGGAATTTTTCATCAATTTTTAATGATCTTGTCACAGAAATATCTGTCGTACCTGAACCATGCGAACTTGACGAGTCTTGGAAAACCTTTGAAAAGGATCTTTGTAATTTTAAACTAAAATTGAAAATTACTTCACAGGAGCTGAGTCAAAAACTTCTCGACTTGCAAAATTTGGAGAAAAGTTCACAAGTTTCAAAAATGATTATTGAAAATGTGGATTCAGATGACTTAAAGGCGAAACTTGTAGCAGTAGTAGACAGCTACGAGTCCGAAAAGGGTCTGCATACCCTGATTCAACAATGTGGGAAACTCAAGGGACAGGTTGACGCGATGCAGCAGGTACTCACGGGCACGAATGCTGAAAGGTACGCCCAGTTTACATGTTTTATATGCATGGAACGTAATATTGAGCTTTTTATTGACCCGTGTGGTCATGTTGTGTGCGAGTACTGCTGGTCGCAAACCCGGGACAAGCGCAAGTGTCCAGGGTGTCGTACGACGGTAACAGGTGCAGGTGTGAAGAAGATTTTTACTCTTTGATGCCCTCATAGCACAGTGGTAGTGCGCTTGCTTAGTAGCGAGGAAACTTGTTTCCGAGTCGCCAATCAGCACGAGGTCCTGGGGTCGAAACCCAGTGAGGGCTGTGCACATAGTATAATGGTAGTACAGCGCCCTTCCAAGGCTCAAGCCCGGGTCCGATTCCCGGTGTGCGCAGGTTTCATAGTATAATGGTTAGTACACGGGACTCTGAGGGTTGAGAATCTTCGTTCTCAACCCGGAATTATCCCGTAATGGGAGTTCGATCCTCCCTGGAACCTCTCGACCCGAGCACGTCGTTAAAAGGTTCTTCTGACTTTGGCGCAACGGTAGCGTAGAGCACTGTAGTGTCTTCAATGATGCTTTGGTAACCGGATCGACACCGGTAAGTCAGAACGACCCGAACACGTCGTTAAAAGGTTCTCCAAGCCCCTGTAACTCAGCCGGTAGTTTTTACACCGAAAGTGTGAGGCTGTTATGATACAGCATGGGACCTCAATGTCACAGGTTCGAACCCTGTCGGGGGCGATTTTTTAACTGTCTAGCTCCAGTTAAAAAATTATCTCACACTCTACCAATGGAGAAGAAGTGCTCCAAATGTGATATATCGAAACCACTCGAACAATTTCCAAATGACCCCAAATGCTCAGATGGAAAAAGAGGAACGTGTAAAGGATGTAGATTAAATCAATGGGTTCCTAAAAAAAATCAAATTTTGACTTGTAAAATATGTAATGAAGAGAAAGATTTCACATTATTCGCGAGTAAAGGTGGAAAACAGAAACCTTATGAATGCAAGGAGTGTTTGAACGCGAGGGAACGCGATAATCGCGCATCCAAACCTGAAGAGTATAATAAAAAGAAACGTGAAAACTATCAGCGTAATAAAGATGAAATAAATGAAATGCGACGCAAAACACTCCAGAAACGTCGAGATAACGACCCTAAATACAGGGCTATGATGGCTCTTCACTGTAGATTATATATGGCTGTGAAAGAAAAAATGGGAAAAACAATCGAACTTACGGGGTGTTCAAAAGAAGAACTCATAACACATCTTGAATCAAAATTCATAGAAGGTATGACATGGGAAAATTATGGAGACTGGCATATAGACCATATCCTACCGTGCGCTTCGTTCAACCTCGAGGACCCCGAAGAGCAAAAGAAGTGCTTTCACTGGACGAATCTACAACCTCTATGGGCACAAGACAACATTCGCAAAGGAGCAAAAATAATAGAACGCACTATTATAAATGTTGAAAGTTGTGAAAGTGTTTTTCACTCGCAAGAAAAAGAGCCCTAAGAAAAATAGCCTTAGTCCAGCGACTAAACGAGCTGATAATGTTGAAAGAAAATTTAAACGTTTATTGAAGAATGGGTATTCTATACCTCAAGCGCGTTATTATTCGAGGTTATAAAGACGTGAATCGTAATAAATTAAATGGCGGTTCGACTCGTAGATTCCATGCCGCGCGGCGTGAACGAGGGTGACGCTGCCATCGTTCAGGCTGCACGCGTGTCTTATGGTCCCGGAACCAAGTCCGTGAGTGATGACCGCGCGCTCATCCGCTATCTCATGCGCCACAAGCACACGACGCCGTTTGAGATGGTTGAATTCAAGTTTCATATTCGCGCGCCCATCTTCGTGGCGCGTCAGTGGCTCCGTCACCGGACTGCTTCCGTCAATGAACTCTCCGCCCGTTACTCTATCGTACCGGACGATTACTTTTTACCCGAAGAGTTCCGTAAGCAGTCCACAAACCGTGGGCAGGGTGGGGAGGAACCGTATGAGGGTGGGGAATTTTTAATTTTAAAACAAAAATCGTCATGTGATCTGGCTTTCCATACATATGAGGAGATGATCAAGAAGGGTGTCTCCCGTGAACTGGCTCGGACCCACCTCCCCCAGAGCACCTTTACTGAATTTTATTGGAAAATTAACCTTCATAACCTTCTTCACTTTTTGGAGCTTCGTATGGAAGACCACGCCCAGAAGGAGATTCGGGATCTGGCAAATCAGGTATATGAACTCATCAAACCCATGTGTCCCGTGACCTGTGAGGCGTTCGAGGACTTCCGTCTTGGGTCCATCACACTAAGTCGTCTTGAGGTGGAAGCAATTTTGAATCAAAATTCAAAAATACAAGGGAAGGGTGAAAATCAAGAGTTTCATGAGAAGCTGAACAGTCTGAACCTCGAGCCAAAAACATTCGTGCGACGACTCATAATGTGTTTTTCAAAGTCTTAAAGGTTTAAAAATTCTTCAAAATTAAATGAAGAAAGCAACAATCCCTAGAGCTCTTAGGGAACAGGTATGGAGAATATATATAGGTAAAAAATTTGAACATAAATGTATTGTTACATGGTGTGAGAAT